CTATAGGTCATGGTTTAGGTGCTGTACCTCAAGTTATGATAGTAAAAAATACTTATCAAGCAGAGCATTGGATTGTTTATCATCATAAATTAGATGCGTCTGCACCTGAAGATAAATATATAAGATTAAATGATGCTGGTGCAGTTGCAGATTTTCCCATGTGGAATGATACAGCACCAACTTCATCAGTATTTTCTGTTGGTACTAGTACTTCTGTGAATCAAGCTGGTGGAACTTTTGTAGCTTACTGCTTTGCAGAAAAACAAGGCTACAGTAAATTTGGTTCATACACAGGTAATGGAAATGCAGATGGTGCGTTTGTCTATACTGGTTTTAAACCTGCTTTTCTTTTAATAAGAAGTGTTTCTACTACAAATTGGAATATGTTTGATAATAAAAGGTCTGCTTTTAATGTTGAAGACGAAACTTTATGGGCAAATAGTACTGATAGTGAAGCAACTGTTGGAACAAGTTATGGAATTGATATTTTATCAAATGGCTTTAAAGCTAGAAGTGTAAGTAGCCAAGTAAATTTCAATAACACACAAATGGTATACATGGCGTTTGCAGAAGCACCATTAGTAGGAAGTAACAACGTACCATGTACGGCAAAGTGAGGTAAAAAAATATGAGTAGAAACAGAGAATTAGCAAATATTATAGCAGGTGGTTTTACAGTAGACGACTTACCTGCTTTAACAGAGACACAAATTCCAAACTTATCGGCAAGTAAGATTACTTCAGGTACGTTTGCAGATGCTAGAATTTCAGCATCAAATGTTTCTCAACATGCTGTAAGTTTTGATGACGACAAATTAGTTAATGATATTTCTACACTTGCATTGAGACAAGCATCTAATGAAAACAAAGCTGCTTACAATACTAACTCAATGTATGTAGATGTTTTTCAAGATGACACAGGTATTGATACAGAAACACAAGTAGATAGAAATACAAATGAATTTATGTCATCTATTATTGTTGGTTCACCTGTTCAATTAGATTATTTTAATCCTACTCAAGCTGGTGGCGGAACTACTAATTATCAACTTAAATTATCTACAAGTGCAGGTCACGTTTATACACAATATCGAGATACTTATGTAGATATTCCAACTTCAGGCACAGATAATGCAAGAAACATAGATGTTGATTACACATATACTAATGGTGGTTATTTATTTTATACCAATAATCTTGGAACTGATGCTTACTTACAAATTGATTACAAAGAAGTAAAAAATTTTAGTGGTGGTTTTAAAATTTTAAAAGCACCTTCTTGGGGTGACTTAAATCAAGCTAGAATACAATATAGTTCAGATGACAGCACTTACACTAATTTAGATTTATCAGGTGCAAGTGTATCAGGCACAAATCCTATTTTTAGTGGTACAGGTTATAGTGGTGCTGCAATAGGTAGTTTTGGTTCAGACGGAACTTTATCTTTTGGTGCTACTGTTAATTTGAATAATCATGGAGTACAAAACATACATGCTCACGTTGATACTGGAGTTCCTGATTTTTCAGCTAGATATATTAGAATACAATACTTAAGCAAACACTCTTTTACTTCTGTTGGTGGCGGTGGTTTTACGCCTTATGTAGAAAGTAGAACTACAAACGCTACTGGTAATTTTACAGGCAATACAATAACAGCTCCATCAAGTGTTTCTTCTATGGGTGCTATTATTACTTATCAAGACTTTCTTGGTACTAACGCATTAAATACAGACATTGTTTTAAAACTTTCAGCAGACAATGGGTCTAATTATTCGACAGCTACACTTACAGCTATGCCTGATTTTTCTACTGGAATTAAAATGGCTAAAGTAAATGATTTATCTGTAACTGCTGGAACACAATTAAAATACAAAATAGAATTTGCAAATCAATCAGGAAGTAAAGAGGCTAGAATAAGAGGCGTAAGCTTACAATACTAATGCAAGTGTTGCTTACTATGATATTGTGTTCAAGTATTCATGGGGGTTGCTTAGATCCTTTTCCATTTTCAAAACACGATAGTTATTACGATTGTTTAATATCGGGTTATGAAGAAGCAATAAATAAAACAAAAGAATTAGGCAGATCTGAAATTAACAAAAACGAAATTGTTGTTAAGTTTAACTGTACTTACGTGAAAGGTACCAATGCCTAGAAAAAGAAAATCAACAACGTCAAACGAAAACGCTATTAGAATATCTTATCACGAAAAAGTCTGTGCTGAGCGAATGAAAACTTTATTTAAAAGTATAGATGAAATGCGAAAAGATATTCGATCTCTTAAAGAAGATATGGCGAGAGGTAAGGGAGCCGCAGCTATAATAATATTAGTTGGAGGCTTACTTGGCTCAATCGTCTACTACTTTACGAAATAGAAATACAGCTGCTAAAGGTTTAGAAACTGAATTGTTAGCAGCAGCTCACTTCGTTAAAGATCCAAACAAAATAGTATTCACACCTATTGGTGGTAGGGGACCCATAGATCTATTGGTTTTAGATTTAGTTACAGGGGAGTATCAAGCTTATGATGTTAAGACAAGAAACTTCAGATCCAACGGATCAAAGATTAACAGAAGTCGAACAGCTGAGCAAAGAAAACTCGGTGTTAAAATTTTTAATTTTGACCCACAACAAACTAGAGGAACTATGGCAGACTACACAGAACTTAAAAATAAAATTAAAAAACACGAAGGTTACCGAGACCATATTTATCTTGATAGCTTATCCATTCCAACTTTCGGCTATGGTCATATGGTTTTACCTACCGATGATCTTGTTGAAGGTGAGCATTATCCTATTGAAGTTGCTGAGGAATACTTTGACAAAGATTTTAATATTGCTGTCAAAGGCGCTGAAGAACTTATCGGAGAAATATCTTTAAACTTTATACAAAAGTGCTGCATCATTCAGATGGTGTATCAACTTGGTAAACCTAGAACTTCTAAATTTAAAAAGATGTGGCAAGCTTTAAAAGATGGAGACATACAAGAAGCTTCGGCTCAGATCTTAGATAGTTTATGGAACAAGCAAACACCTGGTCGATGCGCTGAGGTAGCATCAGAAATGGCGAGTAGTAATTTATGATTTGGGGATTATTAGGTAAGACAGTTGTTAGTCATACAACAAAAGCTTTATCAGCTCATTTACAAAAAAGAGAAAACAGACAGGTAGCTGAGATTGAAGAAAGTAAAGTTGTAAGAAAAGCACAGATCCAGCATTCGGGATATAAAGATGATTTAATTTTAATTTACTTCCTGGCTATCTTTGCTTTACCTTTATTTGGTGAGACAGAAAGATTTTTAAACTGGGCTAAAGTATTAGCAGCTCTCCCGTCTGAAATATTTTATATATTTGGAGCAATCGTTGCAGCTAGCTTTGGAATAAAAATTTCTAATATCTTTAAGAAGTAATGGCACGTGTAAAGTTTGATGTTAATAAACTTCCGCATGAACGGATCCCAAAAAGAACTAGCATAACAACGCGAAAGAAACCTAAGTTTTCTAGTATGAATAAACATAAGAAAAGAACTTGGAAGAAAAAAAATAGAGGTGGTAGATGAAGTCACTTAAACTCTCGGAGAATACAGGGATCCAGCTCCCTGCCAAGAACCTTTTAATGATTGTCGCTGGCGCAGTAATTGCAACAGTTTCTTTTTTTCAATTAGAAACACGTATTGGATCTTTAGAAACTTCAAGAGAATTATTCAATGCAGATCTCTTAAAAAAAAGCCAGCAGTTACCAACTGACCAGGAACAATTTTTGATCCTGGAACATCTTGCGGAGCAGGTTGAGAATATACAAAAAGAAATGGAGACGATGAGAAACAATAACGTCAACATTAAATACGCTATGAAAGATATAGAAAAAATTAAAAATACTTTAGAAGATATTAAAGACAAAGTAAGAGCCAACGGGGGATATTAATGGTTGAGAGTGTGGTCGCATTATTATTAATGGTTAATACAGAAATAAAAGAAGCACGTATACAAAAGTCAATTAGCGAATGCTTAGCTAGGAAGCGCGTAGCTATGAGACAAGCAACTAACAACGTAAGCTATCAATGTATTACTTCGATGGCTGAGTTGGAGAAAAACGTAGATGGATCGATTTCAATTAAAAAATTAATTGTAGATTAGTGAAGAAAAAGCTTTGGAAGAAACCTAAACAGATTGTTATGGATATTGGCAAGTGTATGTATTGCCAGGAAAATATGATTAATACTGAGAGCTTTGTGGTCTTTGCTACAAAAGAAAAAGCACACTATCAATGCATGAAAAAGCACGATGAGCTGGTGACAAAATGAATGTTTCAAATAAGAAACATCGCATAAAATAAGGCTTAATTAGTATGCATATTTGTTTATTATTTTTTTTCTATTTAGGTTAGAAGTGTTATATATCAATAGTTATTAGTCGTTTGGTTTACAGGTTCAAATCCTGCCGCCCCGACCAATTATCGTTGATAACAAATAATTTTTTTTACTTGGTGATTTTTTTGGTGATTATTTGCGGGGCATGTAGCCCCGCTTTTTTTTTGTCTATACTACAGATCTAGCACCAGCTTGATACATTTCTTCAGCTTCAGCCATTGCCTTTTTATCTTGAGGAGTTAGAAAAGGTTTTTGATAATTCATTTCTAGCTCTAGTACAGGCAAGATCTTTTGATACTTAGCTGCCATAGATCTATGCCTTTGCATAACAAGATCTATAGAATTAAACTTATGCAGCACCTTTGCTTTAACTTTAGGAGAATGTATTTTATTGATCTCCTCATATGGGTTGCCATTAGTTATAACATCGAAGTCATAACCAAAAGCTCTACAAATCATTAGTAGTTTTTCAGCTGGTATACCATTTAACCCGCTTTCATTTTTTTGTATCTGTTGGAAAGAAACAGAAATTACATTGCCAACTCTAGTCTGAGTTTCCTCTATTTGCATTCTCTGTATTAGCAACATCTTTGCTAATCTTCCTCTCTCATCAAATATATCTACTGTGATTTTTTGTTGTGGTAGCGCCATAAATTACTCCGTAAGGTTTAAGTTATTTAATAGCTTTTGATTTTCTTTTTGATTATCCAGGTTACCTTCATAGTGTTTGTTAAATGTATTCAAATTACCCCAACCAAACCTAGTTGTGAAACCTTTGTCTGAATACATTTTACTATTTCTTATGAGTGTACTACTGAATTTTCTAAATGGTTTTAATCCGCCAACCCAGTTAACGCCAGCTCTCTTAGCTGCATCCTGGACTATTCTCTTGGATACCTTTAATGAATAATTAAAAACTCTCCCACCTTTTTTGTAGATGAATGCTGTATCAAGCAGCGCAAGTAATTTATCTGAACAATCTATAACTCTCCTGCTGCCGCTATTTTTTAAGAAGTCTTTTCTCAATCTATTTTTATAATCAATACTATCTTTAATAAATATTTTTTTATTTTTGAAATCTATGTTTTCCCATGTCAAACCTAAGATCTCATTGGGTCTAGCTCCTGTTTCAGCTGCTGTATATAACAAAGCTTTATAAGGTAGGTTATGTGTAAGCTTAATCATTGCTGATACCTGGTCTTTAAATGGAACGAACTGATCCCCGGGGAACCTTTGCAAAGCATTTCTAGAAAATTTAAAAGTTAAGATCCTTAGATCACAGTTAATATTTTTTTCATCACAATATCTAACAAACCTTTTAAACAATCCAACAATCTCAATAACAGATTTTTTAGATAACAAATCACCTTTGCAATTTTTTGCTTTAGTAATCATGGGTATAAATGTTTCTTTAAATGTGCCTAAGCTAAGATCTGAAATCTTTTCTATACCTTGGTTAACGAAGTAGGGTTCAATAAAATTATCTATAAAACCTAAATAATTTTTATTAGTTTTTTTAATATTAAGTCTGTCGTTTTGTATGTAATTTTTAAACTGCTGCAGCTCTACGATAGCTTTAGTCTCATCAGCATTGAGTAAAGCTTGTTTAACTTCGGGTGTATCAGTTGTAGCTGTAAGTATAAATCTATTTGCTTTTCTTTTTTCGTTTAGCTCGTAAGTCTTAACTTGTTTTTTCTTACCATTAACTATTGTGTAAATACTAATCTTATTATTTTTTTCTGTTTTATACAGTTGCATATTTAACTTCTTTGATTGTGTCAAAATCTACAACAATATCTGATTTGTCTGTACATCCTCCAAACTTACAGCCTGGAATTGGAACTGTTCCATAATACTTGTCTAATAATTTTGCTATTGCTTGATGTAATGAATTGCTTTTTATTGTTTCTTTTTTCCAAGTATCTGATTGGAAAGCTGTTTTATGTTTCCATTCATATTGAAAAACTTTGCTCATAACAAATCAATATTAAATCTATGCGTGTTTGTCAACCCGTCATTGACAAATATACAAATTATAATAGAGCGTAAAAGGGAGCGTCTACAGTTAAGTAGTTTAGAAGGGTTCTAATGTAGCCTAGCTTATACTGATAGTTGGCTAAGCTTATCTTGTAATCCTATCTCCTCAATCAGCCTATCGTGAGCAGACTTACTTAGAGCTGCTGTAGCTGGGGGATAGAAACCACCATTTTTAGTTTTAAGTCGAGTTATCTTTTGCAGGATGTATTTTCTTCTTTTCTGTACTTCCAACATCTTTGCTTTCGTTTTCTCGTACTCGGTCTCTGACGTTATTTGTATCGACATTTGTCTTTACCTCCTTCACACGTTTAAATTCGAAGCCAATGCTTTTAGGATCAACTTCATAAGTAGCGGTAGCACCTGGGAGACCAGCTTTAGCTGCCGCATTTAGATCAGTAAAAGTTTCTTTAGCTGTAAAGCTACAGTTACCGCTCCAAAATTTTTCAAACTTCGTCATAATCTCTTTCCAATATCATTTCTAAATATTGTATAGCTTTCTTAACGGATTGTTTTCCTTTAAGTTTAGCTGCGTTTAATTGTTTAAATGAAAGTTTTGTGTGTTTCCAATAATCGTGTCTAGAAGTATATTTTATAACATTTCCTTCGGGAAATAAAAGACAATTTTCAATGCTGTACTCAGCTGGTTGGATCTTTAATCTAGAGTAATGGGACCCGCCAACCTGGTATTTTAAGCTGTTAAACATATCTTTATCTGTCGCCATTAATACTTAAACTCCTGTTCTTACCTTTTAATCTAATGATATAACCTCTTTCGATTAACTGATTGACTAGGTTATATATGCTGTTCTTTGATGCTAAACCTACCGCCTTCCTAATTTCATCATAAGAAGGCGATAGTTTATTTTTTTTGAGATAAGACTTTATAAAGCTAAAACACTTTAATTGTTTTTTAGTTAAGCCGTATCTCGTAGTCATTATATGTTAGCTCCAAATCCAAAAGCTGTAGCATCTGCTGGTTCAGCTTTCTTTTTGCTTACTGACTTTTTAATGGTAATTTTCACAGATCCGTCTTTTTGTACGTATCCGCTTGGTTCCATCCATACACCATTAATCGCAAAGTTTTTACGATATGGCTTACCGCTTTTCTCGTTGATCTTTTCACTATCAACTGAAACAAAGTCGGGTATCTTTTCCTTACCAGTTATTACATTTCCGTTAGCATCAAACTTATCTTTGTTTCTTGTAACAGAAAAAGTCGCAACCCAGTTTGGATCTTTATTTTGAGACATTGTTTGCTCCTCCGTTAAATTGAGACATTTTACTTGATATGATGCTGTTAAGTTTATCAAACTTAGCAACATCGCTATTTTGTAGATCTGTAAGATAATCTTTATGATCTGACAAAATTTCTCTTAGCTTACCTATATGCGTAGCTTTATTAATTTGTACTTCAATGACGCTTGCATGGTTAAGATCTATACCTTGCTGCTCATTGTTTTTATAATCTTCCTGGATCTCTGCTGTTGAATAGAATGTGCCATGTAAACCTAAAGCTTTTAAAACTGCTCGGTCTACAGCTCTCATTTCAGCTACGTTAACAGGATAAAAAAAATCGTTATTATCGGGAGATACTTCACCAAAGCTATAATATTTTTTACCTCTAAATGAAGCTCCAGCTTTAACTACTGCACATTTATTTTTTAAATCACAATGTACTAAAGCTATATCTGTTTCTATACCAAAGTCTTTTGCCAGGTTCT